TACATTATTTACAGTCTCGAGACACTGGACGTAGTAGTTGAAAAGCTTTTGAGGTGTGAAGTCTTTACCTTTAATTTTTCTTCCGTTAGGAAGTAAAAGTGTTTTTTGACGCTTAAACTCCTCCCACATAGCTTTTACAAACTCACCAATTTCATTAAATAACTCAATCTTCCTATATTCTTCTTCAATTCCGTTATAAAGCTGTCTAAAGGTTATTTTTTTAGACTCCTGGTATTCTTCTGGAGTTAATTCCTCTTTACCAAAATATTCTCTACCTAAAATAACGTGAATAGACTCATCTGATGGTAGAGATACGTTCAACATTTTAGCAATTAGCCTTAGATGGTATCCGTCAAAGTCAAACTCTACCAAAACATCGTTTTGAGGTATGAAAGCACCCCTAGATCCGTTCTCTTTGTTAAAAGCCAGGAAATTGATTCCGTTAAATGCATTAGTAGGTCGTGATGTTATGTTGTAAAGGTTATAGCTTGTGTATATCCTATTATCTTTCATAGACCTAGCCTTCCATGTAGGTTCGAAAAACTTATCAAAAACCCTTTCACTTAACGTCAGACCCTGTTCCTCTACCCATTTGTAGGCCTTTATGTAATTGTTTTGCCAGTCTAGGTTACCCTCTTCTCCGACATAGTCTTTCACGGCCTCAAACATACACTCGCACCTCTCGTAATGCTTTGAAATCGGAACTAGAGTATTTACTTCTTCCGAGTATTTGAACTTATTATGGAAGTCTAAATGAACGAGTGTGTAGCATTGGAGATCTTTGATCTCTCCGTTTTTATCCAGAATGTTAAAGTATAGGTCGACGGCTTGCGGAAGATAGAGATAATAGGAATGCCACTTTTTATCAAATAGGTATACTTTCGGAATATCAAATAAAAAGTTCTGAATATCGTCAAGGCTTAGTGAGAAGCCTTCGGAATGATTAATTGGAAAAATATACCCCTTCTCGAAATCGTTGTAGTAGAGTACACATGGACCGGTAAGGAGAGGGTGGGTTTCTTCGGAAAGAGAAACTAGGTCAATAAAGCATTTATCTGTTTTAGGTAACCTTGCAAGCTGCTCTTTTGTCTCTACAACGTAATACATAACATTTATTTATAACCTTTATTTAAAATAAGACATTCTACAGGTTCAACCAACTCTAAGGAGTAATCCTTGCAAACTTAATATAATCTCCTCCGATGAATTCAAGCAGTCCTGTAAAAACTTTACTTTTACTTTCCGTAACACGTTTATTGGTAGTTGCAACTCCTCCCTTGATTTGATATTGAGATACTCTAGTATCGTTTAGTGGGCCTGTTAATTGCCATAGCATATCTATACTCTCGTAACCTAGAATATTTTCCACTTCGATATCTCCGTTCTGGATCTTAGTCCAATCAATTTTCGAAATCTCAAATACATAACCCGGTCCGCTAACAGTCTTTGCAAAATATCTAGTAAAATACCCTCTAGCATAATCTTCTTCAGTAGGGGCAGGGAAGTAAGGGGTTAATTCTGTTAGTCTCAATCTTCCTCCTTGACTATTTTGTACTCTTGAAGATGCATAAGGTTCTACGATACTAGGTACTTGACCAGGTAATAAAGCGCGTCCTGAAGTAAGTAGAGATGCATCTGTTGATTCTCTTACTTCTACAGGTGTAAGCGGAATATTTGTACCTAGTACAGGATTAACTCCAGTAAACGAACTACCGTCGTAGATTGTATAGTATCTTCCGGTATAAGGTTTTTTATCGGGCAATAAAAATTCGTTACCCGAAGTGTACTTATTCTCGTCTATAGCTGCTGATGGATAATACCTTAATGCCATACTTATATGAATATATTAACAGTATTATAATAAAGACGTAAAGTCGGTATTGCTGCAACTGTGGTCTCTACCCACCTCTTCGATGTCCATAAATCATATTCTTGATTTGCTGTATTTACTATTGCCTGTACAAAAGAGGAAGGGGGCCTTAAGATAACGAAAAAATTAGGGGCAGCATTAGTACCGATAGATAATAATCCGCTTGATAAAGGTATGTTTGTTTTGAATACAGTATCTGCAACGTTTCCTCCTATAGCAGCTGCAGTATTATTATTTACACTTACTACTATATCGCCGTGAGAATCTCCTGACCAGGGATTAGTACTAAAAGTTAAGGTGTTTGAAACTCCTTGACGATTTCTTCTATTCTTTACTACTATATCTCCTACCTTTACTTGTGTTTTTGCAGGATCTAAGATCTCAAAACCTCTACTACTATCCCTTAATGATTGAGCATACCCGGCATGACTTGCATTGGAAGGGAATGATACTCCGGCCTGTCGCATTACGTAACTAATAAATGCAGCACTCCACGGAGTACTAGTCACAGTAGTAGACACACTCGTACCAGCAGGCGGTGCGAATTCGCTTTGATTCCTACTAGGGGAAAATGCTCGAGTTCTTAATAGAGAATCTTCTCGTAGCTTTATCATCTGCCCCTTAATCCTAGTTAACCACTGATTATTTTCTACAGTATGTGATAATCCAGTTACAATAAAGCCTACTTTTGTATATCCGTCTTCGGCTTTCAACGATAGCGGTAATCTACTTTCAGGAATTGTAAACGCATTAGTCATTATTATACCGCTTATACCGTCAATAGTTATTTCTAAGTCGGCTGGAATAAAAGGAGCAGCCGTAGTTCTATTACTAGTTGATTTGACTTTCGACATCCTCTCTATGTAATAATTCTTTGCCATATCAATCCTCTCTTCAGTCAATTGAAGGTTTGAGTATATACTTGCTACGTGAGTGTTGAATGTATCTGCTGCTTTCTGATCATTAGAGGTTTCATTAACATTACCTACGTTTCCGGCTGTATTGCTATTAGTACCTTTGTTCTTGTTTGGAGGATCTCCTATAACGGGTTTATACCTGTCCTCGTAGTTTTTATTGAGATAGCTTAGAGAAGAGTGGTCCTTAGAGTTAACGGAGCCAGTAGCTGCTTGTGCAGATATGGCAATCATACTAGCTAACTTAGTTGATAATGTTGTTTTAAACTGGAATTCTCTAGCTATACTAAAAGTTCCGTTTGGTTGATCTAGTCCGAGACTTGGAGCTTCAAATACTGGCAATTGCCCAGATAGGATAGGGTCTTTTGATTGATTGAGAGTATCTAAGTATTTAGGTCTATCTATAAGAGACTTTTCCTCGCCTAGATTAGGTACCCATTGATCATCGATGATTTGTACTGTATTTGCATCATCTCTATAAGCTACTCTTAGTGAGTTTATATTACCAAGAGATTTATTTATGTCTGTAGTTATCCTCTCTAAAAACGGCTGTAGATTTACAGCATGTTCTTTATCTGCGCCGGCATACTCTTTAATCAAACCTAACAGGTAGTCGATATTCAAAAGAATATTCATAACCTTTCCTTGGTAGGCATTAGTAATTGACTTATAGAATAAATTAAAACCGTTTAATGCAGCAGTAATTCTGTTTTGATTCTCTGGATTAAAAAAGTTATCAGTTTTTATTCCTTCAGCAAAAAGTTCTTTATACTCAGTATTAGTAGAGTTAAAAGGAATCAAACAGGTGTAAGGATCTATAGACATCTGTTGAGGAGAGCTCAAACAGAAATTAGTTTCAGGATTAAAGTCTAGGTAAACGTAAGGACGCTTTTCAGTTCCAGCCGATTCTTGCACTGAGTCAGTCCTCTGCTTAGAATCATAGATTAAACACATGTTATTTAAGAACGCAAGTAGATATCCAAAGGATATGTACACGGGTACGCGAACGGTATCTAATGTTCCATCGGGACGAGCTTTAGGGAATCTGACAACATATGCCTTGCATAAGCTAATAAAATCAACGACAGGTACAGTTGCAGCTATTGTAGATTGTGCTGAAGTTGTGTTATTTATTTTATCATCAGGATATGCAATAAAATCGCTATTAAAGCCTCTCAATGCATACTGTGTTATATCGAACTGATTACTCTGTATTTCAGGACTTTGGGTAGAAACTAAGACTTTCTCAAAAATACCACCTCGGTAGAAGTCTAAAGTCGTTTTTCTGATATCGACCTGGACTACTGGATCGTTTAGTGATTTATTAGACGCAGCAAACTGGCTCTCTGCTTGAACAATAGCCAGCATAGCATGTAATGCGGATTGAAATCCTTCTGCAGAATCGATTTGTTGAGTGTCAGGTTGATTTAATTGACCGTTATTATCACCCGTATTTGCCTGTTGTGCTTTTTGAGTTATAGCCGGTTGGGGTGCTTGTGCTTCGGCTGAAGATAGTATAAAACCAGGATTGTTAGTTTCAAAATACCAATTAATTACCTTGGTAGTATTCTGTACTGTCACTGGAGTCTGAAAGTTACCTTTTATTTTGACCAACCCTCCTTCAGGAGCCTCGACTTCTGATACTACAGCAGTACCGTCGCTAGTTATCCATTTATCTAAAGCTTCTATCGCAATTTTTCTAGTTACCGGACGATTAACATCGGGACTATCGACTACGCCTTGCAAATTAAAATAAATTTCTTTATCTCTGTTTGCAGGAGCCCCTAGTCTTACACTGTAACTTAGTTTTAAATCCCCTTGATTATCTACTTTATCAGATCCACCAAAACGTGAAGCTTCTGTACTTACAAGAATACTATCTAATGGAACAGATTGTATCTGTCCGTTAGTTCCTGATAATACGTAATCCTTGGTTGCAAATTGGAACAATAGGGCAAGAGATTCATAAGATACAGGCCCTTCTTGGTAAGCTGCTGTCAGTCGGCTTGGATTGCGTCTAAAAAATTCATCTACAAAGCCGTTTACCGAACCAGCAGCTTTACCTTTAACGTTCAAAGTTACAAACGTAGATGTTGCTGGATTTATATTATAGTATACGTTACCTTTTAATATCCATAAACCTCCAAACTTCTCATTAACAGCCTGTAAGGTTTGTTGATCTTGATTGGTTCTTGACTGATCAAAAATAACAAATTGCGTATCAGAATATAAACCAGTTTGAAAGTTATCTACACTTATTGCTAAATTCTCTTGAATAAACTGCGCGTAGGTCAGACTTTGCGGACCTTTATATTTTGCTACCAGTGCAAAAAGTTCAGCAGGATTTTTAGGTAGCGGCTCTAAATTAAATTGCTGAGTACCGCCTGTTTCTGCTTGACCTTGCGCTGCTGTAAAACTCTGTGTTAATCTTTCTAATGCACTCTGATTTTCTTTAAATTTTTTAATTGTTCCCTGCGGTAGAGTATATGCTTGGTTAATTCTCAATGAATCCATTATAGCACCAAGACCAATCAGCCTTATATTACAATCATATCCCCCTTCTTGGTTAAAGGACCAGTTAAAATTCGAAACAATACCGAGCATTCCATCGTAATTTCCGGAAGTTTTTCTTACTTTCCTAGCAATGTCTTGCTGAATGATTTCTTTTGTTCTACCTGAACTGAAAGGGTTATCAATTCCGTAAATGTCGTTTGAAACAAATAGACCGTTCGGAACGTCGTTACTATTAGAATCCTTATTTGAGAAGTATTGAGTATGTCCCCACTCAAGTAACATTGAATAACCTAGACGAAAATAAAGAGCTTCAATAACGTTAAGCTGGTTCATATTCCAGACCTTAAAGTTTATGTTTGCTTGTCTTAAAGATCCTAAACGTCCAGTAGTTTCTATTTGCACCGATACTAATCCGGGCATAGGCCTATAACCTAATTCGTCTGTACCTCCAAGGCCGTATGCTCCATTTGCACCTATTCCCTGTCTTATAGTTATTCCGTTACCGTTTTGTATTGACGTTCCCGCCTCTAGTATCCAATTTCGAGCTAATGAATCAGGATTAGGATATTCACCGGGACTCAGATTCAACCTGGAAAAAAATGAAGTTCTATCGTTCTCCGTTAGAGTAACTATGTTAACTGATGAGGTTAAACGTGCCCATGCTGTTTTATTGGCTAGAAATAAAACATCCTCCCCTGATCTACTCAGGGTACTATTACGCCGTGCTCTAATTGATAACTGTCTTAGTACGTCGTCACTAAACGGGGCTCCAATAACATTTGATAACTTAATAGCCATTATTTACTAAGTTATAATTATTTAGTATGGTCTGAATGTTGGTGGGAATTCTTAACTGAATACCTATTGGAGGATAAATTGAATCTCCTGGTAGTGCATTTGCGGAAGCAATGATCCACCAAAGACTTGAATCCTGATAGAAATCAAAAGCAATCAAGTCTAATCTGTCGTTTACAGTAGTAATAACATAGTAATCACTATCGGTAGGCTGAATGGTAGGATAAACGTTAGTTTGATAGTAAGCACTACCTGTTACGTTTAGCTTAGTTACCGGTATATTTTGATATCTTGATTGCATTATCCTCCGATTAATACTGAATTACTTAAATTAAAATCATCTACACCTAAGCCACCTAAACCGCCTTGCCTAGGTCTAATCTGTGAAGGAGGTAGTGGTGTTGTCTGTCCTTGATTGGCGTTTTGAATACCTGTAGCAGGGCCGGTAGAGTTAGAATTATTAGTAGAAACAAGAGTACGTCTGTCTGCAGGTGTTGTTGCAGTTGGATCAATAAAGCGATCTTTATTTGCAATTAACGGTACAAAAGGATTTTCTTTGTTAACTTTTCTAGGTAGTATGTCCATTATTGGTTTAAATGAACATTGAATTGTAACCATATGAGGGAGCTGCCTTACATCGTCTTCAGCACCAAATTGGTTCAACAATATTTCCCAAGGAGTATTAGTGTTATCGATTGTCACGTTTACATTTTCAAGAAAACCGGGTACTCTATAAAGATAATCGCCAATGGTTAATTTTACAACATTACCGCGCATTAAATTATAATTGGGAGAATAATCTGGATACACTTGAGATATTAATTGATTGATTTTTGTGTACATCGGTAACATCTCCTGTCTGCTTTGAACAAAAGCTTTGAAAGTGAATCCGATAGTTCTGTCAAAACCTTGATAGGTTCTAAAAGTCTCACCTCTTCCCAAATACTTAAATGTATTATATTCTGCACTATTACTGTCAGAAATCTGTCCTTCTAGGAAAGCTCTAAAGATGAGTGCTGTAGTAAAATTTAAATTATCGTTATCTATACACTCAAAGGCAAATTTAATTATGTCTTTTGATTCATTGCCTGCAATTTCCCATGGATCTTTTTGGTAAGGATTATAAAAAAACTGTCCGGGGTTTTCCACTCCTTTTGCTAGGAGATTCAGCATATTCAATGAATCCTCTCCGTTGTTAGTAGTATCAATATACCTAGCTCTTATTCTCGGTGCACCTGGATTACCTATACCTAAACCTCCTGTACCGTTGAAAGGGTTTGCAATGTTCAGATCACTATAATTAGATCTTGGCGTTCCGGCAGGGAGTAGGTTCCTAAAGTCTCTGATTGGTTGCTGTACTGGAGTACGTGAGTCTGTTCCTTGATTAGCTATTTGCTGGTAGGTTAATGCAATAGTAGAGTAAGCTACTCCAGGTTGATTTTGAACAGTAAACTTAGGATCAGGGTTTGTTTCGCTAATCTTTGTTATATTTGTATCAGTATATCGAGATATTCTAGTGAAGCCTATACCGTAAACAGAACCAGGTCCTCCTAAGTAATTAAAGAGTTGATTCTGCACCGGAGATATACCTAACCTATCTACAAGAGTAGGGTCAATTCCTGTGCCACCTACTATGTCGGGATTAGTAATAAAGTCAGTAGATCCAATAAGCTTTAAAGCCCTTAATATGGAAAGTCTATTTGTTGCTTGGGTATTATTTTGAGGTGCGCCTACAATGTAAGCATAAGTTTGTTGAGGTGTTTCGTATATCGTAGGACCAACACCATGCCTGTTAAAATGTGCTCCTGTACCCTGAAACTGAACCTGGGCTAAAGTGTTGAGGGGATTATATACATTAGTAACAGGTAAGAAAGTATTACCTAAGCTCGGGCCTGCAAAGGTTAATGCGTTGGGTACCTGTATTCTTGGATTTGTTAGCTGTAATCCTAACTGTTTTTCAATAAAAGCCGTTCCCCTAGGGGCATCTTTAAAAAATTTTTGTATCCTCTCTCTATCTAAGGTTGCTGATATAATACTAGAACCGGCAGTCAATAATTGAGTTATTGCACCACCGCGTACAGGAAAGTCTAATGCAGTTCTATTGATTTCATAATAGCCTCTAATACCTGGAGATGCCTGTTCGTTGTCGATAGGGAATTGCATGTAGGGTTGATTGCTACTTCCTCCGCCAGGTCTATCTCCGCCAAAACGGAGACTAGTCAAATCTGTTTTTAAATTAATTAGAGGCATGTTAACGTCCTGTGCTTGATTTAATGAAATCTAAATAGGTTGGTTGAGGTTTTGCACCGTACGTAACGTCGATTGGATTTTCAGATACTGGAACTACTGAAGAAGCTCTAGGTATAGATCCGCCTCTAACAGTTGCAGTGACGTTGGAGGGTACTCCTTCAAAGATACCAGAAGGATTAGTTCTTCCTTGCTTACTTAACTGGGATTGTTGAATTTGATCTAGTAAGTCCATAGTTTATGCTTTATCTAGTCCGTATATTTGGTTAGCATTATTTCCTAATATAATGTAACCTACTTTCTGTCCATCTAGGTAAACATCTCCTACATTACGAGTTCCGCTCACGCTCGACGTTTCTTTACCTGTTACTTTTGTAGTACCGCCTACGTTTACGTTTTGTTGCTTACTGCCCTGTTCTACGGTATTACCAATAGATGGAGCAGCTTCGTCAAGATTCATACCGCCTATTGTACCAGCGGCACCTCTTAATCCTCCTGCAAATCCTGCAGTACCTGCTCTTACAGAGCTTGCAAGACCTTTAAATTTATTTGCATTACCGCCAAAAAATCCTGCTACGTTGCCTATAAGGTCTAATACGCTAGCTATTATATTATCTATCAATTGAACGGCTCCGGCTAATCTGTTTATAAGTCCTGTAACGAAGCCTTGTATCTTTTGGGGATTAGTTATAAAATCTAAGATACCGGACTTTTCAATAAACTCAACAAAAATAGTTTTTATTCTATTCATTGTCTCGGTAAGACGCTCGGCAGTAGAAGTTTGCGTAATATAGTTATATGCATCTTCTCCGATTTTTTTACTTATCTCTGCCTGTGTTAAACCTCTTTGCTTTAGTATTCTTAACTCTTCTTGTGCCTGTTTTAAATTGGTTGCACCAAGTTTTCTATAGTAGTCTTGTTGTTTCAAAACATCTGCTAATCCGTCTCTAGTCATACCTACAGACTCAGCAATAGCTTCTTGCTGGATTCTATTCATTCGCAGATATTCATCAGTACTTCCTACTTGTGTGTTAATTTCTTTAGCAAGAGTTACGAGATCGTTGTTGAGAGCAGCTTCACGAGCTCTGTTGAGATTTAATTCCTTGCCGGTTAGTACCTGGGCTTCCATCTCTTTGCTTATACTCCCTTCAAAGTCTAAAAAACTATTAGCTAGTCCATCGAGCTGTTTCATTTCAAAGCCCATAGCCTTGGTTACCATCAACGACTTAGTAAGCTTTTCAGGATACTTCGTAAATGTTAATCCCAATACGCCGGCTTGTTTGCTGGCTTGATTCAATACATCTCTGAATTCAAAAGCAACACCAGTCTCAAATTCAAACGCTTTTGACTGGGCTAAAATACTCTTTGTAAGTTTTTCAGCGTTTCTACCTGTTGTTATACTAGTCTGTGCAAGAGCCTTTCTCGTTTCTAATTCAAGACCGGCAATTTCTTTAAGCTTAATATTGTTTTGAAGTATATCGCCAGTAAACTGACTTCTTACACCAAGTGCTTTTGTAAGTTCAGCTTGAGACTCCATTAACCTGGTCTCGTTAACTACTATATTATCGCTAGTTTTAGCTATAGCTCTGAACTCTTCTTTTACTCCTTTCGCTCTATCTTTTGAGATACCTACATTACGGGCAAAATTAGTTAATCCTTGATCAACACCTAGTACTAAATCTACAACCCCTTTAAGTATACCGACCAATCCACCAAGTAATCCTCCTATAATAGGAATCTTGCTGATTATGTCTTGAAAGCCTCCAAGGAGACTTGTAGCACCAGTACCTGAAATACCTCCGCCGCCAATTCCCATTCCTCCACCAATTCCTCCTGATACGAGATTTGATGCTTGGGCTAGAGGAGCTGTAAGACTACTCTTTACTAGTCCGCCTAAAGCTTTGAATGGAGCAGATATCTTATCTAGACCTGCTTTGATGCCAGCTACGAGTCCGGCTATACCTAATGCTCCTAAGATTCCGACTGCTGCTCCTTTACCGCCACCGCCACCACCTCCTGCTCCAGCAGCACCAGTTGTAGTTGCACCTCCGCCGGGAGGTATATTAGCTCCTCCACCTGCTCTAGCTCGAGCAATATCAATTTGCCGCTGTCTTTCTTCTTTTGTTCTAAAGAGATTTGCAAGTCTACCGCCAACACCTCTTTCTTTGTTTATATCTGCAATTAATTTTTTCTCAGTAATAAGGGCATCCTTTTTCTTCTTCGCTTCGAGTTCCATGGCTTTTAACTGCCCGCCTGCAGTTCTCTGTATAGCTGCTTGCTTCTTTTTCTCTGCAGTTAATTCTCTCTCGATCTGCTTAATTAAATTTTTATTAGCAGCAGTAGAATTAGCTTTTTTTCTTTCTGCTAACTCTTCTTCTAATTTTTTTATTTCTACAGTTACCTTACTATACTTGTTTGCATCTATTACTGCCTTTCTCCCTAGTTCTTTGATTTCTTTTTGTAGACCTAATTCTTCTTGCTTTGCCTTTCTAATTTTTAGAGACATAGCAAGATACTGATTCATCAGACTGAGATCCTCCTCTCTTATCGCACCTACTTGGCTTCTGGCAAGAGCTTCTTGTTCTTCCCTTTCTTTCTTGTTCATTCTATCGGCCATACTGTACTATTCTCTAAATAAATAGCTATTTACTTCTTTTTTACCTTCGAGACATAGGTAGGCGGTTCTGCCTTAGATTTAATGTCTGGCTTAGAAATCAAAGGTTTATCAGCAGTAACGGTTTGACGCTCGTTCTGTATTTCTTGCAGTTTCTCTAGATGCTCGTTAATGAACCTGATATTGAGACGACGTTCATTGACCGGCATATCCATGACTTCAGACCATGAAAAGCCGCCGCCGCCATGATAGGTAAGTTCAAAAACCTCTCTTTTATAAATTTGACGATATTCAACTCCCGGGAAAAAAAAATTCCGCCGTCAGCGGCAGGCTCTCCTCGACCTCTTTTCCGGATGATAATGTAAAGTTAACCGTTAGATCAATATCTGGTGTGATTGAACCGATATATGCCCTTAATGGATTGGAGTCTTTGGCAATTAACGCATTATCGACGAATTCTCTAACTGTTTTAGGTTCATAATCTCCATTGACAGATAGTATTTGTCTTTTGAGTCTTGTAGTGATTTCACCGGCAGACAGATTGACCTTCTTCAGGCTCTTTATTTCTGCATCAATAGCCTTTTCATCTTCTACAGTAAACAGCTTAAATGTTACTGTATTTTTTGAATGAGGTAACTGAAAGGTGAATTCGTTCTTATTCTTGTAAATGCTAGGATCTACGGCTTTATTTTTTAAAGTCTGCAAATCGATAGTAACTGTTTCTTTTGTCTCAGTCTCAGAGTCTGTATACTCAAAGCTATACTGGGAGCCATAAGCGAGAATACGTGCAGCAATCAGCAAAGCATTTCTATCACCTAATAAAAGATCCTCAAATTTTATTGGGGATTTAATGAGAGATTGAAGCATTCTTTCGATTGCTACACCTTGCTTCAACAAATTGACGTTTGTAAGAATATCCTCTTCACGTGCAGTCATGTACTTCATTTCAACAGTTCCGGAAGAGAGAGGATTGGTGGTTTCGTAAACTTTACCTTGTGAAGGTAATTCGATAGTTTCAGTTGGGATTGTAAACTTTTCGGCCATAATCTTGATTTAGTTATATATTGATAAATATATCAAATATAACTTTCCTTACTTGATCTTGAAAATATCTCGTACAAAACTTACGCCGTACTTATAGAGATCGAAGATTATAACTAAAATGATTCCAAGGATAGTTGAGTAAAGGATAAAGAAGAATATCCAGGTTTGCTGCCATCCATCAGTCTTACTCTCAATAAAGGCTACCCAGATTAAAGTAGAAGCACCTGATATCGTCGTCAGCACAAATATGGTGCGTATAACGATAAAGATTAATGCAATCTCTAACCAGAATCTAGCAACTAGATACCCTAAAGCGACTACTGATAGACAAACGATAAATAATGTTAACCAACTCATAACTTTTATTTTATACCTAAATATACGTATTCTCCGCTTTGGAAACAACTTTTTACAGTAAAATAACCTATTGAAAATCAATAAGTTATAAACATTAAGATTTCCGTAATACTATAAAAAAAGCCGCTTTTTAGGCGGCTCTCTAACTTGTTGAAAATCAATGAGATATTAGTAGTTCAAGATACAGTAATCCATTCCAATACCTAATTCAATCGTAATTGCGTCTTGATTGGACCAGTCGTAAGATCCGAAGTTTGCAGTCTTAACGAAAGCTCCTTTGATAATCCACTCAGAAACCACATCTCCTACAGGACCGAGGATAGACAAATTCAAGTCTTTCTTATAGAAGTCAGAATATCCATCACGTCCTGTTACAGACTCATGTGATAAACGAATCCACTCCATACAAGCTTGTTGTCCGGAAGGGGAAATTGGATTATAAAGATTCAAGGTCATATCCTGCCATTCGGCCTTACCTTTGATCTTACGGTATACGTTAATATGGTCAAGCTTTACTTCGTTCAAGTTCACGTTAGGTGCTGTTGCACTCTTAATCATGAAAGAAGGAATGCCGTCAATATACATGATAAACCGGTTCTGAACGGTAGGTTCATAGGCGGTA